ACCCTAAGACCAATACACAAGACTCTAATGAGTCTACTTAGGTCTCTTGAAACCGATGCGACTTTTGATCAGGACGCCGGATTTTTCCGGATTCTTGAAAAGTCGAAAGGTAAAAGAACCTATTGTTTTGATCTTTCGGGAGCCTCGGATCGTATACCCTTAAAGGTACAAACGATTGTAATATCTACCATCTATGGTAAAGATATTGCCGAGGACTGAGCAAATGTGATTTCGAATAGATCATTTCATCACAAGTACGGAGATCCCGTTAAATGAGAAGTTGGACAACCGTTAGGTTTCCTTTCCTCATGGGGATCATTCGCACTGTGACACCATATCATAATCGAATACTGCGCTCACAAGGAAGGACTGATGTCGTTCCGAGATTACGCAGTATTAGGTGATGATGTGGTGATATGAAATGATGCTGTGGCTCACCGATATCAGAAGCAGATGAAGTTTCTGGGAATTCCCATCAACCAATCTAAATCTGTTATAGGTGATTCTGATCACAGTCAAATCGAATTTGCCAAAAGGCATGCGATCGACGGTGAAGAAATCTCAGGTATTTCTTATAATCTTTTGAATAAGAACAGTCTACGAAACGTAGACGAACTTATATCAGAAGTTAATAAGAGATCAATGATGTTTCAATCAGAAGGTTATAATCGTATTTTGATCCAACACCCGAATTCTCGGGTTCAGGATTTACTAAATGTAATAATTACTCTTAGACTTCTTAGAGGCCCAGTTGACATAGTCAAAAGGTTACCTCTACTTGAGGTCGATACGGACGCTCTTTACCTTAAGGTAAAGGAGCATCGGTATGAGAAATTAATGCAAAAAGTAATGGATCTTGATAGTGTTTTATCGGAGATTACTCCTATTGAAGATCTATTCAAGAAACACGAAGTGCAATATAACCCGACGGCACTGGGACTTAGAGAATACTCTCCAGAGAAATTCCATCCTTTAGTATGGGCAGTTAATCACCGAGGTGAGGAACTATCCGATCTACTGGACAAGATTTGATCTGGAGAACCAGATGCTATCGATTCTGTCGAATACTTACCATCAATACCGAATAAAGCGTTCTTTTCGAACAGCAAGGCTGATCGTCACGAATACTTTACTTCAGTTGTGATAGACTGCTATCAAGAGTTGAAGAAATCTTCTTCTCAAGACAACAGTGGAG